TCCAGGTCGGATGCCGAACCAGTGACCGAAGGCTGGCTGCCAGTAGAACTGGGGGCGTTCTCCGAGAGGTGCTCCCCAGCGTCGCTCGAACTCTCGCCAGACCTCCTCCTGCTCGCGCCGTCGTCTGCGTGCGCGACGGGCGCGCTCGTCGGGGGGAGCACCCCCTCCTCCCTCTGCATCTGCTCCTCCTCCTCGGTGAGGTCCAGCTGGAGCGACCCCAGCGGCGCCTCCCAGAGCAGGCTCACGGGCACCTGGATCCCGTGACGCTGCAGCGCGACCAGCGCCATGGCCACCACGAAGTCGGTGTCCATGGCCTGGACCGCCTCCAGGTACTCGGCCGGCCGCAGCCCGGCCGTCTGCTTGATCGTGTGCATCTCGCCGTGCGTGAAGCCGCCGAACTCGAACCGGTACGCCCCGTCTCGCACGCCGTTGATGCCCTTCACCCTGATGATCGCCACGCGCCCTCCTTCCCTCAGAAGCCCTCCGCACCGAACCAGTCGTTCAGCACGTCCTCTACTCGTTCCACCACCTCGTCGCTGTTCTCCTCCAGCGCCGGCCAGAACCCGTACCGCAGCTGGAGGAGGCCGAAGTCCCTCCGCTTGCCCGTCACCTTCGCCGCGCCCTGACGCACGAACACGCGCAGCCCGGAACGCGACGTCGTGATGGTGGACAGGGACACGCCGTCGAACTTCTCGCTCAGCAGCTCGCGCGTGGCCTCTGCGACGGGCTCCGCGGCCCGCCTCAGCTCCGTGCCAAGCTCGCCGACCAGTCGCCTGTCCAGCGTCTTGAACGTCCGTTGCAGCTCGGTCAGGCCGTGCACGCGGATGCCGCCGACGGGCACGACTCAGACCGTCGCGCGGCTGATGAGGCCGTTCACCGGCAGGTTCAGCGGCGTCACGGCCGCGTCCCCGACCCCGCCCGAAATGGGCTGGTACGTCTCCAGGATGCACGTGCCGCTGTACTTCGGATTCGTGGCCGACGTCACGGTGCCGGCCGGCCACACCTCGACCAGGAACAGCGACCCACCGCTGAACAGCGGCCACACCACCGCGTCGATCTGCCCGGCTGCGAAGTCCGAGTACGCCTCGATCGTGAACTGGTCCTCGCGCAGCCCCTGCTGGATCTGGCGCCCGGCTGCTCCCATCCCGCGGAAGTCAACGCCCGGGGCGTTCATCTCGACCGTCACCTCTCGCACGTGGTCCGAGATGTCCGTGGTGCCGCTGAACTTGACCGCAGCATTCTTCAGTACGAACACCGCCATGTGGTCTTACCTCCTGCTCGTCGTCACGCCCTCACCAAGACAGTCCACTCCGCTCCCAGCAGCGGGGTGGACACCGTCCTCCTGTAGAGCCGCTCCCCCGTCCTGCTGGGCACGTGGACGCTGAACGCCGCCCCGTCCAACGTCTGATCCACCTCCAGCAGAGCCTTCACTGACTGGGCGCCCTCGGTGTCCAACATCTGATCGAGCTGCTGCTGCGCCCCGACCTCGGATGCCATCCCCACCAGCACGAACACGATGAACGTCAGCTCCGTGTGGCCTCCAGCCATCACCTGGGCGTAGTCCTCGGGGCCGACGGTGACGTACGCGCAAGGCGGCGTCGGCTCGGAGAGCACCCACGGCGAGACTTGGAAGCCCAGCGGCTCCAGCGCAGCAGCCAGCCCCTGCCTGATCGCGATCAGGTCGGCCACGTCACACCGGCGGCTGCGGCCGCACGTAGTCGCGGATGAGCGGCCCCACGTCCGGATCCTCGCGCGCCAGCCGCATGAGCGCGCCCGTCTCGCTGCCCCAGGTCACGACCCCGAACGGCGCTTCGCGCTTGCGCTTGAACAGCTTCACCGCCAGGATGCGAGTCGCCTCCACAATCGGCTGCGGCACCTCCGGCCAACCGAACCGCGCCGTCACCTGGACGTAGGCGCTGCGCACGACCCACGCCCGCCGCTTGGCCACGAGCTCCGTCCACGGCTCGGCGTCCGCAGCCGCGTTCAGCGGCTCGAGGACGAAGTCGGTTCCCTCCGTCAACGTCGTCGAGTAGGTACCGTCGTCGGCGTCGTCCACCTTCACGCTGGTGAGGTTGGCGATGTCGAAGGTCCACACGAACGTCGGCGAGAGCGGGGTGAACCGCCGCACCTGGTTGGCATCGGCGTCCTTCCAGAACCGGCGCCGACAGCAGCCCTCGATCGTCACGCTGGCCGCCGCGATGCTGGTCTGGAGGTCCCTGTCCGCGTGCGCCGTGGTCAGCTCCAGCGTCGTCTTGAGGTCACGCAGCGTGACGTACTCGTTGCTCACTGGATCTGCTCCGTGACCAGCACGAGCAGCTTCTGGTCGTTCGGGAACGTCTGCACCGCGCCTCCTTGGAACGTGACCTCGAACTCGCCCACGCGCAGCCCGGCAGTCGCCGTGTCGGCCGTGCCGAACGTGTACGCCACCTGTCCGGCGGTGCCGGAGCTCTCGTTCACGGCCGAGCCACCACGCACCGTGCCGCCCTCGATCGGCTCGTGCCAGAACGATATGACGGCGCCGGCGAGGTCGACCGCGCTGCCGCGCGCGTCCTGGAGCACGCGTCGCAGCACGAGGCTCTTGTCTCCCTGCGACACGTAGTAATCAGGCAGAGGGCTCATCAGTCTGCGTCCTTCCGCTCGATCCTCCCGCGCGCGTCCTTCCGCTCAGTCCTTCCGCGCGCGTCCTTCCGCTCGGGCCGCTCGCCAGCGTCCTCCGCGTCGCTGCTGGTTCTGCGGCTCCGGCCACGTGCTTCACGGCCACGCCATACGCCCTGGACGCCGTGCTCACCGTGCCCGTCTCGACGGCCTGGAACACGTCCGCGGCCAGCAGCAGCGCGCGCGCGACCAGCGCGCCCGTCTCGACGGCCTGGAACACGTCCGCGCCGCTCTGCCTCGCTGCCGTGAGCAGGGACGCCGTGCGCGGCTTGTCGGTCAGCTTAGGCCCGGCAAGCAGCGCGCCCGCGACCACCAACCCCGCGTCCGTGGCGGTGAACGCGTCTGCCCCCGCAGCCAGCCCGCCCGTCGTCAGCGCGCCCGTCTTCTGGAACAGGCCGGGAGTCTCCTTGACGGCAGCCCCTGAGAGCAACCCCCGAGTGGTCACCGATCCGGCCTCGACGGCCTGGAACACGTCCGCGCCGGCGGCGAGGGAGCCGGCAAGCACCGATCCGGCCTCGACGGCCTCGCGGACGTCAGCGCCGGTAGTAAGAGCGCCGGTGGTCAATGATCCGGCCTCGACGGCCTCGCGGACGTCCGCGCCGACGACGCGGGCGCCGGTGGTCACCGCCCCGGCCTCGACCGCCTCGCGGACGTCAGCGCCGCCCAGAAGGCCGCTCGCGAGCACGGCTCCGGCCTCCACGGCCTCGCGAGCGTCAGCACCGGCAGCGAGGGAGCCGGCGGTCAAAGAGCCGGCCTTGTTGTAGGTCGTGCCGCCCGCCAGGGTCGCCGTGCCGCTGAGGAGTGCCCCCGCCCAGGTCGCACCGGCCTCGACGGCCTCGCGGACGTCTGCGCCGGCGAGCACGGCACCCGTCGTGAGCGCGCCGGCCTCGACGGCCTCGTAAACGTCAGCGCCGCGCGCCTCGGTGTCAGCTACCACCGCTCCGGCCTCGACGGCCTCGCGGGCGTCAGCGCCGCTCGCCTCCGTGTCCGCGACGATCGAGCCGTCCTTCTGGTAGGTCGTCCCGCCGGCGCTGGCCGCTCCCAGAACGAGCCAGTTGTACTCGCGCGCGACCGTATCCAGGTCGGTCCAGGTGAGGCGGAAGTTGTTGCCGGTGAAGGAGCCGTCCGCTTCCGACTGGAGCGTGAGCGCCTGATTGTAGAACTGGATCGTCTTCGACTCGGTGAAGCGCCGGTTGGCGTCCATCGTCGCCGCGTTGTCGTCGTCGGAGTGAGCCGTGCAGCCCTCGTTCGTCCCGTCGGTCGAGCCGAGCATGAACGCGCCCAGCTCCCCGTCGGTCGTGTTGATCGCGTCCTGCTGGGCGAGGTTGTTCCCCCACACGAGCGCAGCCACGGGCGGAAAGCCGGCGTCGTTGTCCTGGGTCGAACCCGTGGTGAGCGCCGCGTTCGCACCGAGCGCCGACTGGAACGTGCCCTTGAGCGCGAGGTAGCCCATCGCGCCGGCGCCGCCGCCCGGCAGGTCGGGCTTGACGACCTGGAACCCGTCCGTGGGCCAGTTCGCCTTCGCGTCCAGGTCCATCTCCATGTCGGCAGCCTGCGCCGCCGTCAGCCAGAGTCCAGCGCGAGCCTTCTGCCAGGAGCCGATGGTGGCGTTGGTGGCGGCGTCGCGGGTTCCGAAGGCGGTGCAGCGACGCGACGTGTCCGAGCGCGCGGCCGCGAGCATGAACCCGCCGTCCCCGGCGACGCCGTCCGTAATCCCTCGACGCGGCGTGGCCGAGAGGAAGAGGAGCAGGTCGGGCTGGCCGAAGCCTGAGGCGACCGTCACCGACTCCGGCGAGGAGGCGCTGACTGTCCAGCTCCCGGCCCTCGCGTCCGAGATGTCCGTCCCCCCGAGCACGAGGTAGTGGACCTTGATCTGGCTCGCGGGCACGTCCACCCAGTCGAGCACGAAGGTCGAGGGAGTGCCGGAGTTGAGAGAGACGAGGTCGACCTCGTAGTCGACCGTGGCCGCCCCGTCCGTGTAGCCGCGCAGGATCGCGGTCGTGTTGTGGCCCACCGAGAC